AACCATAAGCATCTTTGTGCAAGTCAGAAATTAAATTGTCATCATAACAGAAAGCCATATCATATCTCCTTCATAACTTCTGGTACTATTCTACCACAAGTAAATTAGAATGTACACCTTTTTGTTTTGTTTAAAATCAATCACTTACGTTTTTTTCTTCGAGCTCTTCTTCTTCTTTAGATTTCTTGAGTTCGCTAATGGTTCTATTTAAATCAAGAACAAACGGGACTGCTAACACTGTGATTGATAGAAACATACCAGACGAGGGTGTGTTGTTTGCAAGTGGAATGTCTGTGAAATACACAGTTGACGTTTCAGATATGATGACTTTCTTCTTTGCATAGGAGAAACTATGTCTAGAAAAAAAGACAAACAACCACCTAAAACTAAAAAGTATTTCCGCCCCACTAAAAAAGGGGCGGGAATGACCAAGGCTGGTGTTGCTCGATATAGAAGAGAAAATCCTGGTAGTAAACTTAAAACTGCTGTTACTGGTAAAGTCAAGCCTGGTAGTAAGGCAGCTAAAAGACGTAAGTCATTTTGTGCTAGAAGTGCGGGTCAAATGAAAAAATTTCCAAAAGCAGCAAAAGATCCGAATAGCCGTTTAAGACAAGCAAGAAGAAGATGGAAGTGTTAGATGACAAGTAAAGAATTATTAAAAATGTTAGAAAAACATGAAGAAGTTTGTAATGCTAGATTTGATGGTATTAATCAAAAACTTAATAAACTAGACAATAGATTATGGATGATAGTATCATTAATTATAGTTGCTAGTGGTTTGGAGCAATTAATATAATGACTATGGGTCGGTCACAAATGGCAAAACAAGTGACCAATCCGCCAAGAAAGAAAAAGTGGAGTGCCAAGAGGAAAAGAAAAATCAATTGCAAACGACCTAAAGGATTTTCTGAAAGAGCACATTGTGCCGCTAAAAAAAGGAAAAGTGGTAAAGGGTAATCCAGTTAAATACTGTGTTTACTGTAAACATAAAAAATGGTCATGTATTTGTAATAAACAAAGGAGAACATAATGCCAAAAGACGCATGTTATCATAAAGTCAAAGCCAGATATAAAGTTTTTCCATCAGCTTATGCATCAGGAGCTATAGCTAAATGTAGAAAAGTCGGTGCTGCAAATTATGGTACTGGTGGTAAAAAGAAAAAAACCAAGAAAAAAGCTGAAGGCGGTGTAGTTATGTTAAATGCTGGTGGTGCAACCATGCCAAAGAATAATAGAAAACGTGCTTCTAATAAGAAAAATGTAGCACGAGGTTGTGGTGTTGTAATGAGAAGAAAAGAAACGTTTTACGCATAATGGCTGTAAGAAAAACAAAAGCTGGTTTAGCACTTAAAAGATGGTTCAAAGAAGATTGGAAAGATCAAAGAACTGGTAAGAAGTGTGGGAGACAAAAGGGTGAAAAAAGAGGCACGCCTTATTGCAGACCAACAAAACGTATTTCTAAGAAAACACCAAAAACTGCATCTGAGATGACAGCGGCTGAAAAACGTAGTAGGATAGCACAGAAGAAAAGATTAGGACAGCCAGCGGGTAAACCAAGAAGAGTTAAAGCACTAAAAAGGAAAAAGAAATGAACAAAAAAACTGAATTAAACAAAGCAATTCAAAAGGTAAAAAATAAAACTAAATCTCAAACAAAAAGTAAACTCAACCCTGGTCTCCAAGCTTTCTTAAATAAGAAAAAGAAAAAAGCCAGTAACAAAAAGAAAATGGCATAGATAATGGCAACCTCAAACTCCAGAGATTTTGAATTAGATGTATCAGATGCGATAGAAGAAGCATATGAAAGATGTGGTTTAGAAGTTAAAACTGGATATGATCTTAGAACTGCTAGAAGATCTTTGAACATAATGTTTTCTGAGTGGGCGAATAGAGGTTTAAATCTTTGGACTGTTGAACAAAAGACTCAAGCACTTACATCTGGGACTGCATCTTATACGTTTACCGCAGATCATGCTGATTTACTTGAAGTTGTAATAAGAAGAAGTGGCACAGACTTTTCACTATCAAGAATGTCTAGAGGTGATTATTTAAACTTACCAAACAAAGATCAATCTGGAAGACCGAGTCAATATTATTTTGATAGACGAATTACACCTGCAGTTATTTTATGGCCAACACCAGACTCCAGTTCAGATAGTTTAATATATTATTACGTTCGTAGAATACAAGATGCAGACACCATGCAAAACACACATGATATACCATTTAGGTTTTTACCTTGTTTAGTTGCAGGTTTGTCTTATTATCTATCCATGAAAAAAGCACCAGATAGAATACAGATTCTTAAAAGTGTTTATGAAGAAGAATTTCAAAGAGCGAGTGATGAGGATGAAGATAGAGTGCCTCTTAAACTTACACCAGATATTAAATACTTGAGGGTGTGATGGCTAGATTTGCAAGTAACAAAAGAGCATTTGGATATTCAGAAAGGTCTGGGTTTAAATATAAATTAAAAGATATGAGAAAAGAATGGAATGGACTAACTGTTGGATATGACGAATATGAAGCAAAACATCCACAATTAGATCCAATACGTGTGGGTCCAGATCCACAAGCTTTAAGGAACCCAAAACCTAGAGTTGAATTTATTAATGCGAAAGTTGAGTTTCCAATATTTGATTTACAAACTATTTCATTTAAAGAAAAACTTAAATTAGAATCAGCATTAGGCACTGTCACTGTGAGTACGTCATGAGTTTTACATTAGCAACACTCAAAACAGCTATTAAAGATTATAGTGAAAATCAAGAAACATCTTTTGTTAATCATTTAGATGATTTTATCGTATCTGCTGAAGAACGTATACTTAAGGCAGTTGATTTAGAATATTTCAGAAAAAACGTAACGGGAGCGATGACAGCAAGTAATGAATTTTTAGCGGTGCCAAGCGATTACCTAGCTTCATTTAGTTTGTCTATAACGTCTTCAAGTACTAAACATTTTTTACTACAAAAAGATGTAAACTTTTTACAAGAATTTAATCCAGATGGATCAACTGGTAGACCTAAATATTATGCTATATTTGATGTAAACAATTTTATTATAGCTCCCACACCTGATAGTAATTACTCTGTTGAATTGCATTACTACTACAGACCAACAAGTTTAAAAGATTCTGGAGATTCTGGAACTACCTGGTTAAGCACAAATGCACCAAATGCTTTGTTATATGGATGTTTGATTGAAGCATATACTTACATGAAAGGTGAACCAGATGTCATGCAATTATATAATCAAAGATTTCTTGAATCTTTATCAAGAGTAAAAGATTTAGCAGAGGCTAGAGAAAATAGTGATGCATATCGCAGAGGACTACCAGAGAGGCCAAGAACTTGACGGAAATAGCTATAGTGGGTTTAGGTGCCAGTTACGCTGATTTTATAGCTGCTAGAGTGAACTCTAAAAAGTTTGATGAGATCTGGGGTATAAATTCTATAGGTGGGATTATTCACGTTGATAGAACAATAATGATGGATCCAGTATCTAGATTTCTTGATACAAAGAACGCAGGCACACAAACTGAAATAGCTAGAGAGTTTTTAAAAAATAACAAAAAACCTATATATACGTGTGAGTTAGACAAAAGAGTTAAACATTTAATTAAATATCCATTGGCAGATGTGGTCAAGGATACTGGACTTTGTTATTTTAATAATACTGTCCCTTATGCCATAGCCTTGGCAATATATGAAAAAGTTAACAAAATTAATTTATATGGTATTGATTATAGTTATATGCACAACTTACATATGGCTGAAGCTGGTAGAGCTTGCACTGAGTTTTGGCTTGCGGTTGCAATAAATAGAGGTATGCAAATTGAAGTTGCACATAGATCAAATTTATTAGATACAAATGTACCCGATGAAGAAAAATTGTATGGATATCACAGATTAGATGATCCTTTGGTACAAACTATTAACAAAGGCGTTCTTGAAGTTAGTAGACAATCTGAACTAAGTTCTCCAGAACCACAAGATAAAACGCCTATTTTATTTGGAAGGCATGATCATGTTTAATATTAATGTTGCACAAGTCGGAAACGTAAATGTAACGACATCAGAAAATGGTGGTTTATCTGATGAACAAATTGCACAAATAGTTTTGGATAAAATATGTATTGTTTCTAACACCGCACCAGAGCCAATAAGACAACAAGCATTTGCTTACAAAGAAAATATTAGAAAAATCCTTTTAGATTACGTTGCATTGGCAAAAAAAGAAGAACGTGCTAGTATTGTAAATATTCTTGAAAAGAATAATGGTAATGATTTAGCAAATTTAATAAGGAGATTATAATGGCCATTACTCAAGCGATGTGCACATCTTTTAAAAAAGAATTGTTAGAAGGTGTCCATAATTTTAAACTCTCTGGCGGAGATACTTTTAAATTAGCACTTTTTGCAATCAGTAGTGGAGGTAAATCTTCTACAACTGCAACTTTAGGTGCAACAACAACTGCATTAGTTACAACTGGAGAAGTTGCTTCAAGTGGTACATATGTTACTGGAGGAGGATCTTTAACGAGAATAGATCCAACAACTTCAGGAACCACTGCATTTACAGATTTTTCTGATGTAAGTTTTACAACAGCCACTATTACTGCAAGAGGTGCTTTGATTTATAATAGTTCTGATAGTAACAAAGCCGTTGCTGTACTTGACTTTGGTGGGAATAAAACATCAACGTCTGGGACTTTTACAGTTCAGTTTCCAACTGCAAATGCAAGTAATGCAATAATTAGGATTGCTTAATGTCTAGAATTACTGGATGGGGGCGAGGGACTTGGGATGAAGGTCTTTGGGATAGTCCGCTTCCAGTAGAGGTTACTGGTGTATCAGCAACTACTGGTTTAGGAACTGCTCTACAAGCTTCAGAATATCCAGTATCAGGAATAGCTGCTACATCTGCACTAGGCGATGAAAGTGTAACTGCTTCAGCTTTAGTAGTTGAAACTGGTCTTGTAGGAACAACTGCACTAGGTGATGAAAATGTTGTTTGTAATGTAAGTTTTGCCGTTACTGGATTAAGTGCGACTGGTGTTTCTGGTGATGAAACAGTTAGTGCTTCTGCACTTGTAACTGAAACAGGTCTTGTAGGAACAATAGGTTTTGGTGATGAGCAAGTAGTTGGAACTGCGTTAGTTACTCCTACAGGACTGAGTGCAACTGGTTCTATAGGCTCTACTGTAATTGAGTCTAAATACGCAGTCACTGGTTTTGAATTGACATCTGGTCTTGGAAATGAGAATGTATATCAAGATGTGGTGCCAAGTCAGACACCTAATTATGTAAGTGTAAGTGGTGCGACAACTGAGTATACTAATATAACTCCAAGTCAAACTGATACTTGGGTTGAAATTAATAAGGCGGCATAATGGCAAGTTCTTTTTCTACAAATTTAGGTGTCGAAGTAATGGCATCAGGCGAAAAGTCTGGTACCTGGGGTGACATAACAAATTTCAATTTAAATATTGTTGATAGATTAGTTTCGTTAGGTGATCTAACTGCAAGTGATACAACGACAGATTTAAGAATCAGACTAGACTCACCAGTATCTGGTTCAAGTAATGTTCAAACTGGTATGTTTTCTGTAATAAATGTCAAGGATAGTGGATCTGATTTAGGTGGCAACAACACAGTAACTATTGCTCCAAATACTGCATCAAGATTTTTTATAATTAAAAATAGTCTTTCTGGTTCAAGAAGTGCTATTATTACACAAGGTTCTGGTAGCACAGTGACCATAGCAAATGGTAATACAGATATTGTTTTTTGTGATGGTGCTGGATCTGGAGCAGCGGTCACTAGTGTTGGTGACTCATTACAACTAACGAACAATGCTGCAATAGCGGCAGAGGCCACAAGTTTGGCCATAGCTTTAGGATAGGAGAAAAAAATGGCAGATGAAGCTATAGCGACCATACAGGTAAGTGTCTTGCCA